CCCTTTTGTGTTGTTGGACGTGTGGGCATCGTCTTCAAAAATGATGTAAACCCACCCGGTTCTGTGACTTGAATTGAATAAGTTGCAGTTGTTGTTTGCATCAGTTGTTGACAGTTACACGATCAAGGTGGTCCCACAAAGTATTCTTCTCACCGAACATTTCCTCGAAAAGATCAATGTTCTGGCGATCATATTCTGAATTGACTGCCATGATCTCAGTCTCAATCCAAGCGAGTTCCATACGCTTTTGGTCAAGTTTTTTGCGGAGTTCATACAACTTTTGGTTGCGTTCGGTGAGAGTCATTTTAGTTTCGTTCATACTATAGGGACACTTTAGAGGGCCGGCTTATATAAACTTGGCATTGACACTAACAACCGTTGCGGTAGGATTTCGTGCAAGTGCTGTTTTTTTAGCATCATTATGATTCCTGGCAATAACTTCTTCGGAGAAGACTTGACCAGCAATGTAAAGCTTAACTTCCCATTTCATAATCAAAAAATGTTAGTCCAACGAGTGTGATTTGCTTTGGTCAATCTTCCTTCTGCTAACATATTGTCGCAGACTCTACAAAAGACCTCAAACTTTTGCTCTCGGGTGAGAGTATCTGCTCCGTCGCATTGTTTCATCACACGGAGCATTTGTGCTTTGGAAGTAATCATTTTTGTTCAGGGTGTTGTTGATGCTCTGATTCAGGATGTTCCGGTTGTTCAGACTCAGGATCTGGTGAGTTCCAAAAGTCTTCCCAATCTTTTGGTGAGTTTGTTACATCTTTGATGTTTTTGTTCATTTTAGAATGTGACGATAATCAATGGAATTTATGCACCAACCTGTTGCTGATGTAATCTCTTCGATAAGATCATCAGGGTCAGATGCTTCCCAGGTTGTTGACATCGTTTCGTCAATAATTTCTTGACAATCTTCATCCGTCATTTCTTCAGTATCAAGAATGTCAGAATCAAAATCAAACTCAATTTTAGTGATTTGAAATTGCATAATCAGAGATACAGGAACGAACCGTAAGCATCACAAATGTGAGGATTATCTGCTAACTGTGTGATAAGATAGCGGACATGTTTGGCAGGTGCTTTGTAACTCGCAGGTTTGTAACATTCGCCAGAGTTCTTGTCAACGAACATCCAGCAACCACGTCCGTAAAGTCTTCCTTCAGGACCGACAAGATAAGACCAGACTTTGATATACTTTCGACCCTCTTCATACTCAAGTTGAGTATAAACAGAATGACCTGATTCAAGTGCATCAACCTTCCAACGATTGTTGCACACTTCGATGAGTGCTTCAGTCAGGAATTGTGGTTTAGTTTGAGTGATGGTCATCGGTTGAGTGGTGTTCATACTATAGGGACACTTTAGAGGGCCGGCTCCCAACCCTTTGTAGAGTTGAAGTTAGCATGACTAAAAGATTCACGATTCACGAGTTTATACATGCCAAGATAGTTATTGCGAACATAACCTTCGCCATCACATTCATCGAGACCGATGTAAGCATCAGGACCATTGTTGCTGCAAGTGAACAACATGTCATCCTTGATTGACTTGACAAGAGACCACAAACGCAATACATTCACGTCCATGTCATTATCAAATGCAATGGCATCTTGTGTCAGGTCATCGATAACAATGCCTTCACGAATACATCTGTTAAGTTGTTGCTTAACTCGTTTAGCTTTCTTGTCGTCTATGAACTCACAGAGAGTGGACATCTGGCGAGCGAATGAAATAATGCCAGACCAATCTTCATCCAGTTGTTCACACTCAGGAAAGATAAACAGACAGTGCTCAGTGCTATCAGGACACTCAATCATGGGAGATGCAACAGCATCACGCAGATCATTCGTTGTAGTAACATAGAGCGTATGTGGTGCTACGATAATATCTTGCGTAATAGTTTCTTGAAAGACGTAAGTAATAGTATTGGGGCAAAAAGTATCATCACCACCAAACCCGATAAAGTCACCTTGAATAATCCCAGGGAAATCAGGGAGGTTATCGAAACAATGATGTAAAATGTTAGCAACATTGCCAACATGATTACGATCAATCTCTTCGTGAGAGTGATTGATTTTGATAAGTTTTTTGTTGAAAACACTTTTAGTGCCTACGAAAAATGTGCCAGTAGCAGGATCAGTGCCCCACACGATTGCAGGAGCGCCATCCATCTTGAGCGAAAGATGACTTTCCTCAGTGAACCAATCCAGGACAGATAAGTCACCCGTGAGAATAGTATCTTCGGGATGTTCTAGGTGGGTGTTCTTCATACTACAGGGACACTTTAGAGGGCCGGCTTTAAACAGGGAGTCTTGCGACTGACTTTCCTTTGCTATGTTTGTTGATAAAGTTTATTGCTGATTGACGATTGCGACACTCTTTGATAACTCTGCCCTGATGTATGATTGCTAGTTTAGTATTACTGCCTGCAATCGGTACAGCAGCATAACACAATGGGTCTGTATATTTTCCCACCATAAATCCCTCCTCAACAGGTTTAGGATCTAAAATGGATGTTTTAATTTGTGTTACTTTCATCGACGAATCTCACTAATAGCAGGTTGACCCTGATTGAACACGACATCAACAACTGCCTGAACTTTCTTGGCAGTGCTAATACCAACACTGTCATAAGTTGGGATGCAAACTAGACCAAACGTCTTAGATTCTGCACCCAAACGAATCACACGACCAATAGATTGACTGATGCCAATGTAATCCATGTTCCGCATGAAGATAACAGCTTCAAGACCATTCACGTTGATACCCTCAGAGAGAATACTGTGGTGAATGACAACAAACTTGCGATCAGATTCTTTGCCCCACTTGTTCAGTGTCTCAAAGAACTTTTCACGATCAACTTTCTTGCCGTCGATGATTGCACCTGTCTTAGATGTAATCATCATCCAATGATAGTCACGCTCAACAAGATCAGCAACAAAATTAGATTGAGAGATAAGACCCATAATCTGCTTCGTAGAACGAGCACAGATCAGAATCTTGTCCACTTCATTGTCATCAATGGTTTCAATCAGATTGTCACCATCTTCGGCATACATGACCTTGCGACCCTTGATAACATCAAGTTTCTTGACTACAACTTTAGGGGGAAGAATGTAACCCTGTTCTACAAGCTCTGGTGCAGGAACATTTTCAATAATCTGACCATAAACAGACCAATTCATGCCTGGTTTGTTAGGTGTCAGAGAATACTTGGGAGTTGCAGTATAACAATATGCACGATCTGCGTTCTCTAGGAAGAACTCAGTCGCAGGGAAAAAGTTCTTCTTGACACTGTTATGTGCCTCGTCAAAGTAAATCGTATTCACCTCAATGTCTGCCTCTTCGATACGATGCAGAGAATTGTAAGAGGTGAAGATGATAACATTCTCCCCAGCAGTTCTTGCAACATTAGCAAACATGTGAATCTTGTCTGCCTTGGTGCTGCTAAAGTGATGAGTCTCACCACTATGAACGTGCATGATGTGAGTGTTGGCAGTGTCAATAACTTCCAGAAACTCACTGCAAAGCTGCTCTGCCAACAAAATGCGAGGAGCAACAACAACAGTGGTGGTGCCGTTGTTGATAACATCGTGACGACGCTGAGTATCAAGAATCATGGTGAGAGTTTTACCACCACCAGTCGGCACAATAATCTGACCCTTTTCATATGCAAGCATACGATCAAGGATGCGTTGTTGATGCTTACGAAGAGAAATAGTCACAGTGGGTGGTTTGATACCTGAATAATATAATAGCACCCTTACAGGCGATTGTAAAGGGTGCTGAGGACGCTTACACTATGGGAACGCTTTAGAGGGCCGGCCTCTATCTGGGTTCATATTCTTTTGCTGGTTTGTTAATTCCTTTCACTAAATGGCGACGGAGTTTCTCACCCTGCCTACGAATCTGTCTTCTTTCTTCTCTGCTCTTTCCAGATGCTGGTTGTGGTTTATAGTTAGGATTTACTTTCTTTGCAGACTTTTTAGCAAGAAGTTTGGTTGCTTGTTTCTCAGCATCCTTAGATGTTGTCTTAGTTGTTGATGCTGTGCCACCAGACTTTCTTGCTGCTGCTCTTGCTTGTGCTGCTCTCTTTCTTTCAGCTTTTGCTGCTGCTAATTGTTTCTCTCTAGCAGATCCTCTCTCTTGTGTTGGTTGTTGTTCTCTCTCAGATCTTTTACGCTGTTGACCAATATCTTTTCTTGGTTTGTAATCTTTAGCGGGGACCATCTTGCCCCCGCCAACAGC